TTGGGATATTAGCGCCGTGGCTAAACTCAAACGTATCGCTCGCAGTCTTCCATAGGAGCGAGGCATCTGTCGTACTATTCACTGCGTCTTGGATAGTGATTCCACTATTATTCGCGGTGCTGGATGAGTCGCCCGTGGAATAGTTAAGGGTTATGTTGGGGTCTTTGACCGTAAGATTGTCAGTATTTACGGTCGTTGTGGTGCCGTTGACTGTAAGGTTGCCAGTGATCGTTAGATTCTGGCTGATAGTCCCGCCAGTCAAAGGCAAGTGACCTATCTGCGAATAGTCATATCCGGTTTTCCACTGCGTAGAATTTGACGCTGCGCCGTCAGCATATACAGATCCAGAGGCTAGGAAATTGCCGTTGTTAGTGAAAGCCCATCCAGGTTGGGTGCCAGCGCCATCTGGATTATAGTCTATGAATAAAGTAGAAGGCTGATTTGGATTAGCGTACATACTCCACGCTCTCACCGAATCGTCAGAGTCAACCCAATTGATACCTACATCGCTATTTGCTGCTTTTAGGTTTATGTCTCCGCTGATGTTTGCAGTGGTGCCGCTCACCGTTAGGTTTTTAACCGTTAAAGTATCTGTGGAATCATTGAAAGTGAAGTCAGACGATGCGCCCAGAGATCCGCTATTATTAAACTGCACCTGAGTATCAGATCCCGCTGGGCCTGTTACTGCTCCCGCGTTTACTGCTACGCCATTAATGTATAGCCCGTCAGTAAAGTTAACATCACCACCAAATGTTAGCTTGCTCCCGTCATAAGGAACGTACATTGAGAATTGTGGGCTTCCTATGCTGCCCAGTATCCCGCTTCCAGAACCTATGGAATCTCTATCGTTAAAGAAGTAAAGGCCATGAAGCGGTCCATAAGCTGCGTTTGGAGTGCCGCCTGTTGTCCCTCTGCCTCCGAAAAATATAGCTGTAGAGTCCTGATCGTCTGCGTTAGCCCCTTCCTTGGACATCAGATAAACAGATCCGCCTTTAATTAGGGTTTCGTTGTCTCTGTCGTTGTCTGTGAAGATTGTGGTGTGTGCTCCACCAACGAACACAGATTGTCCAAAATCAGGATGAACAAAAGACGACGCATTAGGTATAGACACCCGTCTCTCTGTAGCAGTCGGAGATCCAGTTGCAGGGTACGGGCTAAGAGATCCGTTTGTTACCGTTATAACCGCTTTTATAAAATACCTACCCTTCGGAAAGACAAAGGTGTTTTTGCTAATTGGTATGTTAATAAAATAGTCGTTATCAACTAATCCGACCGGCACTGAAGTCCCGTCTAAATCATTCCCAAACGGGGCTATTGTAGGATAGTCATCTAAGATCCCATTTCTGGTATCTAGCGAAGCAACGTAAGCTCCGCTATCTTTGACTCTGAAGTTGCTAAACATCGCCCCTTGGCCAGTATCTGTATACCAGCTTCCAGCAGTAATACTTCTAAATGATGTCCAAGCGCCAGGACTTCCAGTAGAGGCGTCAGCATAAAAAAGCTCTACCTTTATGCTATCCATGATGCCGTTTCTGGCATTTGCTTGACTAGATTGCGTTCCTGACGTTAAGGGCCCTAAGTAATAGCTAACAATAAAATCAGGAAAGGCTAGATCTTGCCTTCTGTTGTCAAACAAGAAATAGCTAGAGTTATTTGCTAGAACAACAGTCGCGCTTTTCTGACTGGTGGTATACCTAGATTCTGATGAGTAGTCTTGCTCGCCGCCCGTAGAGAAGCTGACAGTGTTGGCATCTACATTTAGCTTAGACCCGTCCCAAGTCAAAACTTCGCCAGAAGAATTACCAACCGATAGTTTGTATGCGTCCGTGTCGTAACCTAAAAAGAAGCCTGAAGTGTTAGCCTTTAAAAACTCGTTCATCGTGCCGCCGTAAATGGCACCTGTGCTGCCTATGCTAACGCTTCCAGTAAACTCCCCAGCGGATGCGTTTACAGTTCCGGTAAATGTTCCTGATGTGGCTGTGATTGCGCCGGTTATCGTTGCATCTGTTGCGGTTAATGCGCCAGCTCTTGTTACCCTAAAAGGCGCGTTTGCAAAAGTGTTATTGCCTAGACTAATTCCGTCATCTGTCGATAACGAGACCCTTGTTGCGCCGTCACCAGCGATTAAGTCGGTAGAGCTGATTGTAAATCCGCCGACACTACCAGTAGTGGCGCTTATGTTGCCGCGCACTACCGCGTTGTTAAAAGTGGCATCTCCTGACTTGGTTATTTCCCAGCCGGTTTGATTCTGTAGGCTGTAGTTATCGGATTGAAGTGTTGTGGCTATTTGGTCAGACCCAACTGCGTCATCTATAATCTGAGCAGTGTCTATTGAGTCTGAAGCCATTACTGCGTTGGCAATCTTTAATGCAGTGACTGCTGTAGGCGAACCAAACGGGACTAATGCGGATTTGGCGGTATTGGTAGCTCCAGCCGCAGGAGTTGCGCCCAAAGGATACTTTACTGCCTGAATCCAATAATACTTAGCCGTCCCGCCAGCGATTTGATGCGTAAAGCTGGTTCCTCTGAACTTCTCGATTGGCGTTGCTGGAGGCGTTGCCGTATCGCTCGCATAAATCCAAATCTGCTCCCAAGCGCCAGTGTTAGTTGGATTTGTCCAAGCAAGATTAACCGAGTTGTATCCAGCCGTTGCGGTAAATCCAGTAGGGAGTGGAACGTCAGCTAGGGAAGTAGTGATAACGCCAGTGTTAGATATCTGGTTGTATTCGCCCTCTGCTGGGTCAGCGTATCGTGCGGAATCATCTTCGATAAGGCTGAGGTCGATCGCGCCATTCCCACTTTCAGAAAACGACCAGCCAACAACTTTAAACTCTTTGCTTGGATTCCAATCAGCGTCAATCGTAGCGAAGTCATTCAGCGCAAGCGTAATGCGATCACCAACTGCGACCTTCATACCTTTTAGGTTGACAGGCAAACTTAAAGTAGTCTGCAAGAACGATTGATTGACCTTTTTAATTGCCAGCCTTTGTGCAACGTACCTGTCGGACGTAAACGTTAGCTTAATTTCTTCTTCTAAGACCTCGCCATTGTCTCTAGCTACAGCTCCTGAAACCGTTCTAGGCGAAAACTCAGTCATCTTGTAGTTTGATTCTGGGTCTATAAACATGCCCTTAATCGTGTTGAATCGGTCTGCTCTAGGGATTGAAGTCTTGACCGTAAATTCACCAGCGATATCGTCTTCAGTAAATGCAAGATCAGCAGTTGCGGCTTGATGGACTCCTGCCTTAATAATGTATTTGCCCTGAGAGTAAATCAGGTCGCCGTTCATCCCACTAAGTATTTTAGAGATAGACTTTCGGTGATTATCTGACCCAAAGATGACCCCAGACCCAAAGAAGCGTTTTTGAGTCTGACTGACTGGGATGGGAACTAAGAAGTCACAAGCATCTGCCGCAGTAACAACCGCAGGCCAATCTATCTTGCTTGCAGGAAGCCCAAGCCCAAACGTAGAATCCATTAAGTAATCAGCAAGCATCAAGGCTGGGTTCTGCCCTTGCAAGTCTCTTTGATGCGTCGCCGTTGTAGCTCCGTCTGAATATTTTATATAAGCTGCTGTAGTAGGGTTGTCGCCAGCATCATTGCCCGCCGCTACATCCAATCGAGGGTCATAAACAGCCTTCCCTTTGACTACTGCCTTAATGTTTTGGATGCCGCCAACTTCGTCCCAAGTCTCCGCCGAACCCTCGTGGATGGTCCATCTCGTGTAAATACTTGCTACACTATTGCCTTTATGAGTAGTCTCGTATCCTTTCCCTGAATTAGCCCCAGTGCCAGCAAACGCGGTAACTAAATTGGAATATGCTGTTTGAGACAAAGACCCGTCTCGCGTTTCGATATGAACCATCGTCTCAAGAGTGCCAGACTCGTTTGTCTTCTTTGCAAACTTGCCAGAAGTAACGTCACCATTGCCGTCAACTTGCGTCGACAGGTCAATTGAGTAATCATCAAAAAATATCTTATCTATAGAGGTTAATTTGTGACCAGCAATAGCAATAACTTGATGCAGATTCTTGTTGTTAGCCCCATCGACTTGCGCGAAAGAAACCACACCACTGATCATTGTCTCGCCGTAAACTAACTTTCTAGGCTCAATGGTGCTTCGTACTGTGGTCTGTCTTGATCGGTCAGTATCAACAACGCCCATGTCTACTTTGGGTATTAAAGATCTAATAGCCATAGCGGCACTTGCTATTATCAAAGTCCCAGCCACGGTAGCCGCTGTTGTTGCCGCCGCTATTCCGGGAATTAAAGCACCTATTGCTTGTATGGCAGCTATTACTGGTGGCATATCGCCCACTCCGCTATTACATATTTATATTCAACAGCCTTTAAGCCTTTCTCGGTTATGCAAACCACATTGCCGTTGTACCGAACGCCTAACAGCTCGCCAATAGACGGGATAAATAAAACGCAAACATCCCCATCTTTCTCCGCCTTTTTAGGCTCTCCAAGTAGACTTGATATCAAGCCCACTAACCCGTTGTGTTCTTCTATAATTCTTTGAGCTTCTGCTTCTGATCCATACTCAAACTTAGATGCGTGATCTTCGCCGGTTATCTCTTTGACAACATGGGAAGCAAATTGGCAGCAATCGGTTGTGCCGTATTCAAAATCGCCTTTCTCCCAAGAGTTTAGGGAAGATAAAAGTTTGTTGGCAACAATATTCATTACTTGCTATTTAGGTCTAGGTTTTCTAAATCAATATCGTCAAAAGGTGCGCTATCAAATCCCGGAGTTCTCCCTGCAATTCGAGAGCCTTTATTTCCCCAGGACAAAGTAAGGTCTTCCATATCTTGAAGTTGATTGAAGAATGTGTCGCCACTACTAATGACTTGCTGAGATGAGTTTGTGAACAACAAATTGCGAGATCGCTCAAACATGGCAAGCTCGCTCTCACAATTCAATACGAGCGAATCTCCACCTTCAGCTCCAACGCTTGCCGACATTAGGTCCATAAACCCGGTCCACATTACGTCAGGCGTTGCTACTAGCTGGTCGCTATCGTTTAACGCGCCAACATACAAGGTCACTGGCCGCTGATAGTAGGTTTCTTTAATAGCCTCTCCAACCAAGTCAGGATCTAAGCCCGAAAGGGTTAGCTGGATGCCATAAGGGCTGACTTCTTCGCCTTCTTGTATCTTGCTTATCTGTCCTAAATCGCCCGTCCCAAGCCAGCTCTGACTCCCAGACCCATCATCCCAAGTGTAAGTCCCCAGTCCGTTGTGTAGTCTAATAGTACCGACACCGGCAGTAGGCTGGGCGGTAGTCGGTAAAAATTCCAGCTTCACAAATGTAATCGGAAATACATTCGTTGATGCGTATTTTATTGCCGTGTTGCTGGCTAAATCTCTGCTCATGTTGCTAAGACATCCTCTATTGCGTCAATACTGAAGCTAGAAAATAACCCCGGCTTGGTGTCCCAGCTTGCGCTCGAAGTCAGCATAAAAACGCCTGAAGGGGTGTCTAAATCCACCGCCGCTCCAACTGATGAATTCCTTACCGCTGGAGAAACGCCTACACTAAGCCCCGAAGTCGCCGTAGTCGCGGCCATTGCAGTTGTACACATAAACAACTGCCCGTTTGCGCTTATGTAGTCGCCTTTGTTTATGCTAATAGAGCTAGTCGCAGACCGCGTAAAATTTAAAGTATTTCCTGAACTTGCAGCCGTCACTAGCCCGGTATCGGCACCAGAACCCCTGCGAACAAAGGAATGGTCTATGATACTAAATCTATGTTCTTGACCTTCCAGCTTAGTAAGAAATGCCTGTAAATTTGCTCGATCTTCACCCGACAAATTATCGAAAGATAAAGATATTTTCCAGTGCGAACCTTTTCTCGCCGCTGTTTGTATGGCATTGGTCAACGGGCTACGGAACATCCTAGAGTTGCTTACTAGCTCCCAAGCCGATGTGCTGGGCAATACGTTTGGAACATCTGTTGCAAATGCGAAAGTGCTCATATAAATCTACGCCTTCTTGATAAGTCGCGTATTGTTTCGATAGTGGTGGCCGCTGTCTCTTGCATTGCCTTTCTTATCTTAACATCTACGCTCGCATCCGCACCTCTAGCGTCTACGTTATTTACAATCGTTATGCCCCCGCCTCCTCCAACTGCATTCTTGAGTTGATCGTTGCTCGATATACGACCTGAGCCTCCCATAGTCAACAGCTCTGGGCCTCGCTCACCGACTAAGTATGATTGCCCGCCTCTAACCTGACCGCCAGTTGCTCTTGCCGCCGCCGCTGAGGTGCTCAAGGCTGATACCGCTGATGCTAACGGAGCAGTAATACCTATTGCAGTTGCCATCGCTGCGGGTGCTGCTGCTGGGCCTACGACTGGGATCGCGGCTGTACTAGCAAAAGCATTTAGCCCGGCTTGCATACTCATTGCTGCTGCATTTAGCCCCATATAAGTTGCGGCACTTGCTGCTGTAGTCTTGCCAATTAGCTTTTCGACAGCGAACAAGGCCAACCGCTTTGCCGCCATTTGAGCGATCATGGTCAAGAATGATTGCAGCATACTTTTTGTGAAGTCTACGAAGGCTTCCTTAACGGTCATGGTGCCTGTAAGTATTCCCTCAAAAGCGGTTGCTATACTGGACTCTAGGTTTACCGCCATCATCATGTACATGGCGTCTACATTCTTGATAGCCTCCTGCGTACTAAGCATCCACTTCTCTACAAGAGACATCTTCTCATAAGCCAGATCTGCTGCTCTCTGCAATTCCCTAGCCTGTCTCTGAGCCTCTATTAGCTCTGCTTTTTCCTCTTGCTCTTGCACAAAAGCAACGTAATCTTCTCTAATTCGTTTTTTGGCTGCAATAAACGCTTCTTCTTCCATCGCACCTTTTGCGTGGGATTCTTTTAATATAGCTAGAATGGTCTGCTGCTGTCGTGCAAAGGACAACACAGCAGGGCTGGTCTCGCTGTACAAGGTGGATAATATTTTTTGAGTTCGCTCTACTAACTCAGCTTTTTCCCTTTCCGCGTTTTCTGTCTCTTTAACTTCTCTATCTAAAGTGGCAGTCAAGCCCTTTCGATTTTGATTAGCCAACTTGTCTCTAGCGTCGAGCTCTGCTTGTGCAGCAGCAGAAAGGTTCTTCCTTGCTTTTTCTTCAGCCTCAAGTTGAGATACGGTCTTTAAAGTTCCTTCTTGTATCATCGCCGTAACGGCTGCGTTATCCTCTAAGGCTTTAGTCCCTGCCCGGATACTCCTTGCTTGATTGACAAAAATATCTGCTAGTTTGTCGTAAGCCTCTGTATTTGTGGTTTCCCCTCTCAACCTCTTGAATGTTGCTTGTAATTCGTCAAATAGCTCAGGAGTCCTTTGCTCCTTAAACTTGCCAAAAGCTAAACCAAGATCACTAGCTTCCCGAGCTGTTAAGCCTATACTTCTACCAAACGCACTTATTTTTTTACTTCCCGCAAGGCTTATAGTGCTGAAGTCATTGACAGACTTGCTTACCCCGTTGATCTTGTCTTGATAGTCTTGGAATAACCTTGACTGTATTTCTAAAGGAAAGTTAAAACCTTCTTCAATCTTTTCTATTGCCTGATCAAGCCCTTTCTCGATCTTGCTTGCATCTAAAGCCAGCTCAAGCTCTGCTAGTGCGCCTGACTCTCTCGCTAAAGTGGCAAATTCTTGACTAAGAGCTAGAACGCCGCCTTTTGTTCTGTCTGTTGCCGCTTTCAAGCGGTCGAGAGCTTCACCTAAGTTGTCAACCTTTTCTTCGCTATCCATTAAGCCGGGCAACAGCACACCGGCAATCAATGCGCCAAAGGCAACAAAAGCACCAGCAACGGCACCGGCGGGGCCAAACACTGAAAGAAGCTGCGGCCCCTGTTGGGCCAAAATAGTTAAACCAGCGGTTCCTGATTGAGCCTGGACTGCGATATCTTGAAGCTGAAAGGATACTTGCTGAGTAGCTCCTCGCATTGCGCGAAAGCCGCCTCTAGCCTCTTTGTGAACTTTGGCTGCTTGGCTAACTGCTACGTTAGTTTTGGCCTGCTGGGTTGCGTACTGCTTCTGAGCGGTAGTGCTTTTCTTGGTTTCGTCTTTGTACTGCCTAACCGCGTCTTCGGCTTTGTCCGCATTGATGCCTAGCTTCTGAAGCGCGAGATGTGCTTCTTTGATACCCTTAGAGGTGACTCTTATGTCTAAATTTGCGTCAGCCATTTTTATTTGCCTCTACCCTTTGGGCTTGGTCTAATTCGACGATTGTTTCTATCTCAAAAAGCGTTAGCTCCCCAAATATGGACATATAATCTTTTATATGAGTGTAGCTTATTGCCTCTCCAGACGCGTTCTTCAACCGAACAAACATCAACCAAAGGTAAGCGAGCTCGTCCCGTAAAACAGGCGCGGCTTGCAATTCTTTAGGCTTGCGTCCCAGTGTCTTCTCGACTTGCCTCAAGTTTTCAATACGGCTAACGTTGGAGTCTTTATCGTAACCAGAGGCCCAAAACTGCCACTGTGCATACGTAAAGATTTCGTCAGTTAGCCCTTGGTAAAATTTTGGCGCTGGCTAACAAAAGTCATAACCTGAGTTGCTACATCAGGCGATTGATCGTAAATCTTTCTAGCTGCTTCAGGAGAGAAAGGAACGTCTTTCGCGTCCTTACCACTTCCTTGCTTCAAGCCCTTCCAACCTATCGTCACTGCGACCAACAGGTTCGTCATGCTATCTGCATCGTCAACCTCAAGATTTGCTCGATTAGACTTTAGTATCGCTTTCCTAAAAGTCTTTGAGTCTGGCCCCCTAACTATAAACACCACATCTGACGGCTCGCCAGTGCTGGGGTTATTTATAGCTACCTCTCGGCCTTTCTCATGCTCATCCGCTGTATAAAAATCATTAATGTCCATCCTTCCCTCACTTGGTTTGTTTAAGCATCGTCTTTCGTAATTTGTAGCTGGCTGGCGATTCCTGAGTTAAACAACGCAATAAAATCTAGCGTTACTGTAATAGCTCCCGGCCCACCGACTTCTGGATTACCGGAGTTGTACTTCACGTTTGGCAGGTTGAAAATGTAGTCATTCCCAGCAGCGTCAGTCAATGTGAAAGTAATAGCCGACGAAGTTTCGTTAATAAACTTGTCGATAAGCGCAGTGTTCTCGAAGTAAGCAGTAATCGACCCAGTAACCGTAGACTTGGCCAAGGGCGGCTGCAAGGTAGTTGCATCGCCAACTACATATTGCGATTCCATTCCGTTTTCGATATTTAATTCAAGAGCCGTTACAACCGCAATACTAGATCCGCCTTCAGTTATAGCTCCGGTGAAGCTGTCAAACGGGTCTGTGGTGGTTGCTGCTGGGTAACTTGCGTTAGCAATTGCCGTTCCAGCGGTCGTTAGGTCTTTGCCCAGAACCGAAAAAGACCCTGTGACCATTGAATTAGGCGCAATAGATAAGCTCATGCTGTTAAATGAGCAGCCAGTTGAACGAATATACTTATTGATATCTTCGTGATGCCGTTCGATAGTAAAGGATCGAGAGGTTGTGCCTGTTACGATAGTCTCAGGATCTCCGTCAGAGGTCCAAGTTCCGCACATGACAGCTTCAATGAGGTCGTCGAATGATCCGTAGGAAAGCTCAAAATTAATGTCGCCAGAAACCGACTTGTTCCCATGTCTATAATGGGCAATTTGTCGATCTTCTCGCAATTCTTCGGACTCAATAGCATCTTTTGACAGACCTAAAGTTGTTCCGGTGTGCCGAATGGCTTTAAAAGCAGGAGAGCTTGGGGTAGTTCCAAAAGCCGACTCTAATATGTAACCCATATCATGCCGAGCGCCTGTTGCAATAGTCATATTATTTACCTCGGGGCTACGTGAGCCGAATAGTTGATTGAGACTGAGATAACAAACCTGTCATCTACGATTAACCCCTCGTTTCGAGAAGTGTCGCCTAAACGAACTGTTACGCCATTATAAGTTAGATCAGTGCCTCGCTTAAAGTGATCTGCAACAGAATCCGCTTTTGTTTCTGCTTCGTTCCTCCCCTTGCCTGATGGGGCGTAAACGTCCACTTGGTAAATACCAGTGTGTTCGTCTAGTCCAGCAGACCCTAACCCAACTTGGGCAGATGAAACCGGCAGCAGAGACGGCCTCAAATATAAAGTTCCCTTGATGGGCTTAAATACAGTATTAGGCCAAGCAATCGGGGCGCTCCCGCTCAGAGAATTCAGCCTTGCGTCTAAAGAGGCGCTAACGTCAGAGAATACAGTGCTCATGGTTGCTTACCAATTACTATTAACCCTTCCCTATCTCTCCTCATAGATACCACCATCCTCTCTACGTTTATTCGGCTCATCCCTTTTGGAGCTTGGGTAGAAAAGCCATTGATCGTCTTTCCTGTCGGGTTCTTTGGTGGATTAGGGTACAAGCCAAATTCAACCACTGGCGCATAGGGTAGATTGTTCGAGAATACGATAGTCTCATCGCCTACAACCTTCTTTATCTTAGTCTTTGCTTCGCCTAAAGCTCTTGACCCGCTTGGGTCTGCACCTTTTAGACTTCTTCCGTTCCTGGAGTTAATTCCTGTTCGCCAGTTGTTAATCAGGACACCTTCGTCTATTGGGGTGTCTGCCAATACATTCTCTATTAACTTCAATGCCGCGCCCTTCTTAGCGTCAACGACATCTTGTCCGGTCTCGTCTGCCCAAGCCTTAACGTCTAATTTGAAGCTCATAGAGCACATCCGTATCTGATGGAGCTATGGTAACGACATCCATAACCCTGTAATTTTCTGAGTCGAACAGAATGTTATCATCTATCTCTGGCGATCCGTTGCCAGCTTGGAAGTACATCCTAGCATCGTCTCTCTGTACCATCTCGCCGTCAATCTCAGACTTGCTGTAGTTCAGTCTTACAGCCTTGCCGGTAATCGTAGTCGTACTGCCGCCTGTATAAGACCCGGTTGTAGGGTTAAAACTAGCGCCGCCCGTCCTAGTCGCTGTTGCATCCTCGCCAAACTTGGTCAAAATGCTAGTCGCAGTCGATTGCGTGGCTGTGTAATTAAAACTCACGCCCTAGATACCGCGTTGACTGATTTAGTAATTTTCCGCAACGCCGACCTAACTGCTGGCGTTTCTTTGTTCATACTTGCGTTGTTCTTGTAAGTTACGGTGATCTCACCAATTTTCTCTTGGGTGGTCTGTCTGTCTCTAGCAGATAGCGCAAAATTGCCGTCAGAAACCGTTCTAGTAACTTCATAAAGTGCGTTCTTCAGTTGATTCGGTATCTCATCGGAGTTTACCGAATAGCTGTCTATGTATACTTCTGTTCTGGGCCACTGCAACGGTTGAGCATCAGTTGCTTTGCGCCCTAAAAAGTTCTGAGCCTCGATGTAGTCCATCGCAGTCAGGATGAATTCTTCGATCTTGCTGGTGCTGTGGCTGTGCGATATACCGCGAGCGGTCGCCCACGCATCCCATTGGGCAGCAGTAACGTAGCTGTTCGCATTTGCTACACCAGAACCATCTTCGATAATAAGCGCCATTACCTATCCTCAAGTAAGAATCATGGGGGCCGAAGCCCCCAATCATCTAGCGTTAGCCGTATTTAGCCAAGCAAAGTAGCGATGAAGTCAGGCTTCCAAGCCTTAACACCCCATGCAACACCAACTTCGATCATAGACTTACGATATCCGCGATAAACACGAACCTCGAAGACTAATCCACTTCGTTGGTCTTGAACGATCAGGGAGTCATCAGCCAAATCGCCGCCTTCAGGTACAGCAGGAGCGCGAATAGCAAGCTCTAATGCTCTACGGTGCATTGCGATGTTGGCAGAGAAGTTATCACCAATAGTCATTTCAGCAGCACTAGCCAAGGCGGCTTGCAAGCCCGGAGTCCCGAGAGTTGCATTACCAGCAGCAGCGGTAAAGCCGCCGTTTACAACGTACTTATTGCTGTCGCCAGCGAAAGTAACGATGTCACCAGCTAACAATGAGCCGCCGTCACCGCCGTCGAGAGCGATAACAGAGTCACCAACAGCGTTGCCGCCGTTTGAGTCCAACCCAGTAGCCGTTCCTTTGGTATGGCTTTGGATTTGTGCAGACTCACGAATGCCCATGCCGAACAGATCAAGCAAGATACCTTGACGGAGCAAAGTGTCGTTTCCTGACTTGTTGACTTCCTGCAATGCAGCGAGCTTGCGGAGGTTTGCGCCAGCAGAAGAACTCAAGATCAATGAGACTTGATCCTGTTCAGCGGGCATACCGTTGTCAACCAAGATCTTTCGCATCTCTGCAATAGCGTGGTTGTTAGTGCCGAACGGAGTCGTCCCAGCAGTACCGTGAGCGCGTGAAGCGTTCTTGTACGCCTCAACGGCCAAGTCGGTCTCTACTTCGTTACAGAGCGTTCGCATTGCTTGTGCAATCTGATCGCCGTAAACAGTCTCGAAGCCAATACCGTTGTTCAAGTGCCGTACATCTTCCCCAGTGTAAGGGATCTGTACTGCGCGAGACTTGGTAATAGACAGCGTTTTGTTGTCAACAGTCTGATCCGTTCCTTCTGGAACAGTCATAGACTCAGACACATCTACAGCAGTCGCCGCTCGTGTGAAGGATGCTCGAACGGTATCGCCTTTAGCGACTCGCTCTGATCCGTTTGCGTTAATGGTAGACGCAGGAATGAAGCCAACAAGCTCTCGACCCACTACGTCAGCCGCGACATAAATGTCAGCAGCAAGGTTAGTTAATACGTTAGCCATTGTTGGCCTCCTTAATCATCAAAAAGTTTGCCGCCCGAACGCATAAAATCCGATTGATCAACCGGACGTAGTGCATCAAAGTCAGCTCGTGACATTTCTTTGGATCGCGCTTCAGCTCTGCCTTGCGCTCTGACGGCCCCGCCGCCATTTGCTTGACTGCCATCAACCAAGAACGGGAAGTTCTGCCTGATGGAGTTAGTGAGGTCATCAAGTGTTGAAACGGTTAATTGCCCCGATTCATCTGCCACTCGAATCTCATTGTCAACTAGGGTTAGCCTCTGGCTAATCTGTTGTTGCAATAGTTTTGCCCGGCTTGTGTCTTTTGTCAAGCCTGACGCTATTTTTACGGCTTCTTGGTCAATTTTCGACCTCGAAATGTCCGAATTCATCTTTTCGATGGTCTTTCGCAGGGTGTCCGACTCTTGCTTCTGCGATTCAAACAATTGCTTGTAGTCGTTCTCAGCCCTAGCCTTCTCCTCTGCTTCCATCTTGGCTCTAGTCTTTGCTGCTTCGGTCGCCTCTTGGGCTTTCCGTTTCTCAGCGATCAGCTCATCATTTTTAGCCTTTAGGCCAGAAACCTCCTGATCTAACCTCGATTGCAGCTCTTGCTCAATTTGCTCCGCAATCTTCCCTTTTACGTCATCATCCAGCTCGATGTCTTTTAACGCTTCCATTTGCTCACCTCTAGTTTGCAATGTACGCCTCTGGCGTATTAAATACCCAAGTCCTCAAAGACCATGGGTTCCAGTTTCCTGAGTTGGTCGAGCGTCAATGTTGCCCCTTGTGCATCCACAAAGCGCCCAATTGATATTCGCCCCTCTCGGAACAGTTTAGCTCTGGTGACCCCTAAAACTTCCGTCTGGAACGCCCTAGATTGCCGCCTAAGCCATGTTTCGTATCGAGTGCTCTTACTTACTTGCTGCGCTCCAGAATCCCCTAGAGCGGCTCTAAATTGGTCCGGTGAGTCCTCTTCGAAAATTGGGGCTATGGTGCTGCGACAGTTAAAGTGAGCTGGAGGCTTTGGGCTTTCGTTGCTTTCTTTGAATATCTGCTGATCCCTGCTCGCGCAGATCAAAGAGGTTCTACCGTCCAACGTGGCCACCCATCTATAACTATTAGTTATATCAGGGTTCTCCCTCATAACCACTTCTCTGGCTTGTACGCTTGCATAGTTTGTGACAGTTCTAGCAAGTGTTGCCGCTTGCCTTTGCTGCAACTTGGTTAAGTTGTTGATATTGCTAGTAATTTCCTGAGATGTCTGCCCAAGGGTTACGCCGTCCCTTATGGTCTGCACTATCTGGCGGGATTTTCTGCCTGAGTATTCCTGCAATGCTTCGTTTATGGTGTACGATCTATCGGGTTCTAACGGCATTCTCCTTAGCAGCATCGCAGCCTGTAGGATTGCCAAGGCTGGGGCAGTAACCGCAACAGCAGTGGCGGCGCTCTCTAAGAGGTTAACGTTGAACTCAGATTCATACCCGATAAACTCCAGCATCTCCTCGACAACCGATCTTTCGTACTCCTCAGACTGGGTTTTTATCTCCTCGGCTACGTCTGCAATGATTTGGTCGAGCTTGGCCGGTGAGACTGTGGCTATATCCGCCCCTAGACGCTCTGTGACGGCCTCTATGAGCTTTTCCACATAGTCATCGGCCAAACGCTCACGCCCTTGCGAGTAACGCATGATGAACACCTGGTGGCGTGTAACGGCGTCTTCTATTTTGTCATTGGTTGACATGGGTTAGCCTAGCGGGGCCAGTTCTCCGAGTTCTTCCTTGATGTCTTCTAGCTGTCGATCAGCGGCGATGATCCCGCCCGCCTTGAGTCGGTCAAAGATGTCTTGATTGCTAATGATCTGCCGGTCTAAGAGCGTAACCATTGACATCAGCAATTGCGGGTCAACGGACTTGTCATAGAATTCGCGGTTAATCTCAAACTCTGCCAAATCACCAACGCCCATGAATTCGCCGCACCATACCAAGCATTGTTCAATAGCCTCGCTCAAGTTGTGGACAATATCGCCTAGAACTGAGTTTTCACTTGCAAATCGGATTCTAGCGCCCTCTGCCGTCTCATTTCCGCCCCTATCCGTGACGATACGCGCACCAATGGCGATCATTGCGTTCTCTTTGGCCTTCATCGCCTCTAAAACTAGGTTATTGGGGTCAGCCTGTACCAATGTGGCGCTGCCTGTCTCGCCTAGCACATGCCCTGCCCGAGATCCTAGCTTGATGCCGTTCGGGTTGTACTCGAACCACTGCTCCATTGAGAGGCTGTGGGTCAAGAAAAGGGTTGGTTGACCAGTCAGAAAGCACGATTCCTCGTAGTCTGCCGAGTTGCGATAATGGGCAATGTTCACATCCGCAATATCAGAAAGCGGCGCATCGTCTACCGTCGCGTCATTGTTCTTTGAACCAACGAAAATGCCGGGGATTACGTCCCAAGATGAGCCATCGGCTCTTTTCGGGTAGAACTCCTCCGAATGCGGCACGCCATCTCTATAGAGTTGTTGTGTATATCCGTCTTCCCTAAGCCGTAGCACTCGATACTGTGTATCGGTATCGTGCGAGAACTCATCCCCGCCATCTTTGTACCGCTCCGCGATCACGCAAAGGGTCAACAGCTTACGGCCTCGGACTGACTCAGTACGCCAGTTTATGACCTGCTCTGCTGTAAATGGGACGATTGAGGCCTTTAGGTCTAGCGTGGAAACATCTTCGGCACTTAGTCCATCTTCCGCTTGGGGATAGTCAACCAGCAAGAAGGCGCGGCCTGTTTCGAGAAGGTTGGAAAGCTCATCCTTTGCCATCTGAATCAACCCTAAGCCGTCGCCGGTTGCGTCATCAAGAAGGTAATCCAAGGCTGTAGGGATCTCAAGAACTGGCATTTTTCGGAATGCCGCCCCAACCAACGCATTTTTGGTGCGTCCGGTGAAGTTGGTGAACAATGCACGCTTGAGGTATTGCCGGTATCTCATCGACTGAGAGCCTACGCTGTCATCATTGGATTCTGAATCGGGTACGGGCAGATAGTTCTGGCGCTGATCCTTGACCGCGACCGATCCCCTTACAGCATCGCGGGTCTTTTGCCATACGGGCAGATAGGTTTCATAATCGGGGTTCTTGTTTTCTACTGTCATGGGTTGATTCTCTTAGGTGGCAAAGGCAAAGCGTACATTGGCAACCGGCTTCATGACCGGCATCTCATACGCGATGGGATACGTTGTCGCATCGTTTTGGTGATCTACGCCGCTAGACTTGTCTGGCTCACCGTTCTTGTATACTTGCTGCTCTAACGATTCGGCTGTGACCTTGCACGCCTCAGCGTTGATTCTAACCCTTCCCTGCCCCAGCGCCCTATTCATGGCCGCGACCCTATCCTTGACCGCTGGATTCTTCTTCTTCGCCCTCACCGTGAACCCTGCCTGCTCTAGCAATGCAAGGTCACTCAATGAGGCGTTGACCGTCTTTCTGGCCCCGCCTGACGCATCGGGGTAGATATAAATCGGATTGTGCGGATATCGGCCTTGCAAGATCCTGATCATCTCAGGCGTATCATACATGTTTACAAGCTCATCGACCCCATGCCATACCCTGCCGCCTTCCCGCTGGACGTACACGGTCGCCGCCTGTTTGGTAACGTTGAAGTCGCAACCAATGAACAGCGGCTCATTCTCCTTGATCGTCTCAGTTGATCCGCAAGCGTGCCGATCATAGCTCATGTATACCGTCCCGCTGGTTAGGTTGACAAATTCCCCGTCCAAGTAAGCCGCCAGCAAGTGTTCAGGGTAGATCGCTTTCAGGCTGTCGATATACCCATCTGGAATGTGCGGGTTGCTCTGTGTTGGCGCTTGGATGATCTCATAACCTTTCTTTGGGTCTTTCTTCCATGCCTGATATACGAAGCGGAAACCTTCGGGCGTTGTCGTTACGCCAATGGTGTTGGCCTTTCCGCCTTCCTTCTTCTGTCGATTACGCGCCAAGATCTGACGCCAAGCATGGGCGGCCTCTTCTGGCTTCATGGTGTCCAGCTCATCAACGTCCGCGTCGGCGTGCTCATAACCAACAATACGGTGAGGCGCATCCATCGACCGGAAGAAGACCGCACCCATCCCGTTGATCTCAAGATAGTTCAGCGGTGACTTATAAAGTCGGTATGGTATGTCTAGCTCGGTTAAGATTTCCTCAAAGCGTGGGAAGGCAATCATGCGGATCAGGTCATAGGTCGGCGCATAAAATCCCCGGTTCGTTGTGGGGTTTCTCAGCTTGCCAATGATTGACCGATGGATAGCCGCCTCTGTCTTACCGGCACCGAATCCCGCCACCATTGCGGGAAATTGCGCCTCGCTTGTGATGTAGTCAAATTGGGGCTTGGTTGGGCTAATCGTCGAAGACATGCGGATTAACGATCTCGATACTGATTGGCTTGTGTTCTTGCACCGTGTCGATCTGATCCCGCTGGCCTAAGAGCTGTTTACCTAGCCAGATGGCCATCGTTGGGTTGCCGCCTTCCATGATCTCGAATTGTTTACGCCTAACCGATAGCATCCCGTCCGATCGGCCATGCTCGATGATCTCTGCGAATTCCTCATCCTCTGCCATTCGACGTTCAATAGTCCGTTTATTGCACCCATAGAACGCGGCGACCTCGGCCATCGTGCAATGCAATTTCATCAGCTTTCGCAGTTCGTCAAGGTCGATTTCTGTTCGAGGTCTTCCCGCCATGTCATCGGCCCTTTTTCTTGCCCATTGGCTTTGCTTTCTTGTCGCTTGTTTTCTTGACCTTCTGGCCTTGTTTCTTGAGGTCTTTGTATGGCATTGGTTCGTCTCCGTGAGTGTCTAAGATGAGGCCATGAGCCTCGCTTTGGTTGTCTGGGCCACACTTACCACTTGACCCGATTCGACCAATAAGAGCCGCTGAGTTTGCCCTTGGCGATTCCCTTGGCATGCCTGGCCTTGAAGCTGGCACGCCTTGCCGCATCCGCTTTGCTTTCACCCTTGCGAGGTGGTGAGCCTTTGACGCCTTGCTGTCCAAACCGGATCAGCTTAACGGTGTCGCCATCCTTAGCGAGCACCACATGTGACTTCGAGGCGTGGCTGGGCGTTCGCTTTGGCTTGTTGTATCCGTCAAGATTGTATCGGTCAAGCCTTGGGTCTTTTGCCATGTTGGGCCTTTTATAGTTGCGACAATATTACGAGTACGACCAAACCCTTGGGGCGGTATTTCGGCTGTCAACGTGAATAAATGAGCGAGCGACTCCGATTCCCTGAAAGCCTAGCTTGATCGCATTGCTGACAATCACAAACCTTTGGTGGGCGTCTGTCGTTGCAATGTCCGCTGCGAGGCCTTGCGCGTGCGTTCCCGGCTTGGCCTTTGCCGCTTCGATGGAATGCTTGGGCGATCGGTAACCGCTTGTGATTGTGAAGCTGAATCCGCATTCATGGCGCAAAGCGTCAAGCATCAAAAGGAATTCGGGAATCATGAGATTCTCGCCGGTTTGCTGACAGTCGAACTCTGAGGTCTCGAAGTATCGCAGATCGGGCGCTTTTGGTTTCGCTTTGGTCATGATGAAGCCTTAAGATTTTCGGCCTTTATATCATAACTCTATGAATACGCAAAAAAAAGCCCCATTTAAGGGGCGATTGATTTGGAAGGGGTAAAGGGTCAACCTACAAGAAGAAAGACCCCACAAGGACCGACAGGAAGAACAGAGCGCCTGCTATGATCATCCATTCGTCTTGCACTAAATGCTTATGACTTGTGCTGTGTCTTCTCATGCTGTCGCCTCGCTTGTGTAGTAAAGATCGGTTAATTCACTGGAATCTGTGCCGGTTGCGTATCGGTTAGACTGGCAAACTGTAAAAAGGCCATCAAATCCGCCTGATTCTGATTTGTCATGCTTTGGCCAATACTCGACGCGGTAGTTGCTTTGCTTCCAATAGACAGAAACCCCTGATTTTACTAGCTGGAGAAGCTCTTCCCTGCCTTCAATCATTGATTTCATTATATCACCCCTTCGAGCTTTAATGAGTGGTCGACCAGTTTACAGTCTAAGTCTCGAAACTCTTTGTCTGTAAAGACCCCGGCATTGTACATCCGTTCGAGCCAGTCTTCGACCTTGCTTAATTGCTCGATGGTTTTGGTGATCTTGATCTTGCTGATCGAGTATTGATAATAATTCATTCCGCCCCCTATCTACACTCGAACAATTCTTGGCAAGCGCCGTGAATGTCCATTGCATCGACAAACTCAGCCGAAGCCGAATCACCCCACCAAAACGCTTCGATCTTGTTAAATCGAGTATCGACCCAGATATTAGGACCGCCAGCGGCAACCATTACGCGAGCGCCCAAGAAGTGACCATCGCTTGAAATGGTAAATTCCATGTCTAAAACATCTTGCAACCAGTCGAAGGCGCTAATCATGTCGTCAGGTTCGCACCCGTTTTCTTCGTGATCAATACCAGCATCCTCGAAGGTCATTCCATTGCATAACGTTTCCGCGATGTGATCAACGTGGTTTTGTAAATCTTGCTTTTCTTGTGCGCTCATTGTTGTTGCTCCGTTTTGTTTTTGATGTACTTAGAATGCCCGAATGTTTTGATGGTGTCAAGGATTATTTTTACTTTATCGAGTATGAATGCTTAGGGCTTTGATTGACGCCTTGAGGCCTTCCGTGTCCAAAAGGTTGTTTAGATAATCTTCAGTGTCTTGCCGGTCTTCGTCCGCTTCTTGTGCATCGCAAAGGTCTTCCGATACCTCATCTAGCAGCTTGACCGCTTCCGCTAACTTGGCCAAGGTCTCGCTGTTTTGGATGCTGTAGCCGCGATGCGCTTGGGTATTGATGACCGCCGCGTAGTGTTCGAGGTCTTCCGCTATTCTGTCAAAGTCGATCATTTTGGTTTGCTCCGTTTTTGATTGATGGGGCCAGCTTGCCATAGCCTGACCCCTTCGTCAAGGTTTATTTTTACACAGACCCAGAACCGTTAAAAGTTCCCATTTCCGCCGCGTCGAAATATTCCAAAGGCTCAACCCCTCGCGCTTGCAATTCTTCGGCGTACCGCTTCGCTTCGGCTTCGTTCCGGTGTGATTTGCCATGACCCAAAGCAAGGCAAGCTGTCGCCGCCGCGTTGGCGTATGAGCTTTTGAGGGTTTCGATTGTTGCGTTTTCGATTGCTTCCATTTGTACCGCTCCGTTTTGTTGTTGGTTTCCTAGACGCCTTTCGGCGTTTCGGCCCGTACCAGTGGGCCTCATCAGTAGGATTATTAGCAACCTAATCCAGCAGTCCGCGCTAAATCCTTGTAATAACTCAAGCTGTCTTGTAGATATTCAATTGCCCGAATTTCAATTCCGAATTCATCATATAATCGAATATTCGCCTCAATTATTCTGATCTTGGCATTGAGCCTCAACAAATGCGCGTCCCAATCATCGCCTGCTTTTTCATCATAAAGGATCTGATCACATTCTCTGCTTTTTAGAATCTGGCCTAAATCGTCCGCTGCTTCCTGGCTAATCTTGTTTTTCATTTGTGTTGCTCCGTTTTGTTGATTTGATGAGTACACTTTACCCCGTCCGTTTCATCTTGTCAAGAATTATTTTTACACTTAGTTGGAATAAACCCGCCACCTCTTATTCCAAAAGGTTCTATCCTTTGTCGCGTTTTTGTTTGACAATGAGGGGGCTTTGTGCGCTAGAATGTTTGGACAACTAGAAACGGAGCAATCAAAAATGCGGTATTTTAAACGGGCGGCATTTGTCGCCTTCATGCTTGCGTGCGTCTATTGGGCGGGCGATGGGGATTATCAAGAAGCGAAACGGGCCGAAGCTCAATATCGGGCCGATTTTTGCGCGGGCGTCATTCCAGACTACAACCAGAAGGGGATCAAATGCGAGGCGATAAACTAGAAGGACCGCGACATCCACAAAGCACTCGACCAATGAAGCGAGGCCGTCCGTTATTTCGGGCCGGTTTTCGCACGCGGGCGGAATTCTTGGAAGCGGTAGCGGATCGACGGGCGCGAGGCTATACCGTGTCCCATCTTGCGAAGGTCTTTGGCATCGCATGGTGGACGGCTCATCGGGCCGTGGTCGATTCCGAGGCGATTTTACCCGATACCGAAAAAACCCTTTAAAATCAAGGGGTTGCGATTTCGGGGTGCTCGATCTGGACGATTTTGTGCATTTTTTGGCCGATTTTGGTCTAGGGGATGCAGAAATTTTGGTCTAGGGGATACGGTAAACCTTTGACACGATGTGTCAGGCTTATCGCCTCACCCGTTAAACCTGACATTTTCCATCTGTAGGTTAGCGTTTGGTCTATGGGTTTACGTTTGGTCTAGGGGACACATTAAAACGAAGGAGGGAACGATGAGCGAGTCAAGACTCGATGAAATGAGGGAGCAAGTCCAAAGATTCCACGAAGATAACCCAGATGTTTGGCGCTTATTCTGTGGTTTTACATTTGACCGGATCAACTTAGGCTTTAATAACTACTCTGCTAACGCCATTTTTGAGCGTATACGGTGGGAAAAGGACGTTGGGGGCGATGGGGCCGTTCAATTTAAGCTCAACAACAATTATCGGGCATTTTACGCCCGAAGATTTATGAAAGCCTACCCTGATTATGATGGATTCTTCCGAACCCGAGAACAGACCTCTGAGGCGAAGGATGCGACCCAGCTTGACGAGCTAGGGCCGAAGTTTTGGTCCTCGGTCTAGTGGCAAGGTCTGGTCCCCGGTCTAGTGGCAAGCCCTACCGTAAATTGACCGTAAAAAGGGCCTGAACAATTAAGAGTTTTTTAGGCCCCTTGTTTCATGTGAAACATCGGAGTTTAACTACAATGGTAAGTTGTTGATTTGTATAGAGTTTAAATAAACAGGGCATTGAATTGCCCCAAGGAGAGGAAGGGATGAGTATGAAACCAACTAGGACCGAGCTTTTAACGGCTTGGATGACGTTAGTTAAGGTCAAAGCGACCTACTATCAGAAAGATATTGATGAATACGAGCAAACCGTTTTGGTTGATGTTCTGAAGATGCTGGATCGTTTACAAGAAGTTGAGGGGAAACGATGATCAAGAAACAACTGGATAAGCTGACTATCCCAAAATATACCGGCGGAGCAATGATTGTCGCCTTTCTGTGCGGCTACGTGATTGGAGCTATCTTGCTTTGATCACCAAGACGGCTTCTTAGGTTGATCCTTCGGAGCCGTTTCCTTTTCTATCAGTATTTCGCAATAGTGTATTGCTTTCCGTAGATCTTCTACCCCGCCTTTATCCCGCCACCTAGAGATATATTTTACCACCGCGTGCTCACAGATCCCCAAATTATTGGCGAGCGCATATTCCAAGGGCTGGATCATCATAGTCTTGTAATGGTTTCCAGAAATTTGCCGATCCATTGCGCTCATATCAACTCCTGAATGTTTGCTTTCAATCTTCCCTGCTCTCCGAACGATTTGTGAAGGATTACGCAAGTCATACTGCGAGAACTGGCATAACCAGAGCCAGCGTGCCAAGCGTCGGCGGGTGCGAGGATGTTCCAGGACTCGAACAATGCGCCGCCATATTCCTCTTGGTTCTTGTGGTGTATGTGTCCAGTCCATACGAAAGTGTGATCGCTTGATCCCCATTCTTGCCTTAGATTGCTCACGATTGAGCCATGTAGGTTGGACATTTTAATCCGATCACCGTGATGGGTCACTACCAAATTCTTGCCCCATTGCCACCAGATAAATTTGCTCGCGTTGTCAAAGACCTTAACCCTTGGGTCTTCCTCGAAGTACAACCGCATCACCTCGTTCAGCCACAGAGCCGCGTCTGGATCGTGATTACCCCTGACGTTGACTAGCCAGACTTGGTTGTGCTTTTCAAGCATACGCAAAACGGTACGCTTTATGACATTGCTGGCAGCTCTAATGGTTTTAGAATAACGACCATCGCTATCGAGCAAGTTTTTGCTGTTAGGCGTTGAGCTGGTGCTGTCGTTGATGTGCATGAAGTCGCCAAGGTTCACCAGAACCCCGACCTCTCCTGCCGGCGCTGAACCGACCAACCTTTCTATGGCGCTTTCCAGAAGGGTTTGACTAATCTTAACGTCGTAGTCATCGCCCATCGTTTCGCTGTGATGAGCAAGCATACCAAGGTGATGGTCGCCAATAATGTAGCTAACCATAAGATCGTCATCAGTGCCTGTAGGCGCGTCAAAGGGAGTGTGTATTCCGGTGAGTTCATCTTTAAACCCCTCCACAAACTGAGCAATTAGCTCCTCGATCTTTTGCCGCTCTGGCTCTTGTATATGCCACTGTAGGACGATATCGCCGTCCATATTGTAGGCTGTGCTGACTCTCTTGGTTGTAAAACCCGGCGCGACTTGGCGGTTAAGATTTTGATCTGGCGCTACGCCGCCCAAAGCAGCTCTGGCGTGAACCTTATTGATAATTTCGGAAATGGTTTTTGGGTCTCGACTTAATTCTCTGCCCATCGCTGCGAAGGTTAAGCCCTGCATGTGCAGATTTATAATCTTTCTTTGGTATTCGGTATTACAAAATTCGAGGTGCTGCTCTACACTTCTATTCGTCATGCTCATCTGCCCATGTCATGTGGGAAAAGACATTAGAAGCCATTTGCAAGCGGCCTATTATGCTTGCAATTGCATCGGGGTCTGTCGAGAAAGTTCCGGGCATGTCAAGGTCAAAACCGTCCTGATACTCGGTAACTATAACTGCTCCAGTAATCTCACCAGCTTCGCAAGCGTCCAAAAGTTTACGCAAGACTGTGCGTACTTCCTCTGCGTTACGATCTAAGATTGAGACTTCGCCCATTCTTTATTCTTCGCCTGATATATCGACAGCAAGTCTTGCAGCTCATCGATTGAGTATTTCTTTGGATCATGCGGCCCCTCAAGCCTCTCCACTTCATCCAACCCTATTTTGTCAATTAAGTTTGGACGATATTCAACTAAATTACCACTTTTATGATTATTGCAAACACTGCATTGCTTATGGGTATTTTGTTCATCAAACCGTAAGGCAGCAGAGTGGCCGCCAACGCTCATATAGTGACCGGCATGGTATTGCCCTGTGTGATGACGCTTGCAGCTTATACACGGATCTCTGTGGTCTCTACTTCGTATATACTTGTTGAACTCCGTCTGAACGCGCTTTATCCAGTAGCCGCGATCTTTCTCCCTAGCCTTTTTCTTCTCTTGCCTGACAGATCTTTTGGTAAGCCGAGACGCTTCTTGTTTTCCGAACAGTATGATGCAATCCATGCTGTTGCACGTTTTCTGGAAGCTAGTGAACTCTGGGCTGAACGCGGTAGAGCAAATCTTACATTTCTTTGGCATACCCTTTCTCTCTAAATATCTCAGCCGCTAAGGATATGTTATTTTTTCGGCAAGTCCCAAGTGTGAGGGTTGGTTAGCTCAAATCCCAACCCTTCAAAGTGCTGCTTAACCTCGTCTAAGAATGCGCCATGTTGCGCGATGTTCATTGCGGATGTTACAGGGAAATCGAACGGCTCTACCATCAATTCTAGCTTTTGCTCGTAAGGCATTGGCCTGATTATTCTGTCGTACTTTGCTCGATACTCTGGGCTGTCGCGTCTTAGAATCGGAACGCCAAAGTGCAACTTGCAATAGGCCCGATACTCCCACGCCTTCTGATCGCCCTGCGACTCTGCATCCCTAAACCATTGCCATTGAGTCCTGTTTTGAGACAACGACCTTGATCTCGACGCCTTCTTGATAACTACGTCTATGGGATACTGTAGCTCGATTTGCTGAAGCGTTGTCAACAAGCTGTTCTTGTCTCCCTCGTCATGCAGGACCATGTGTATCTCAGACGCTGACAGAAGACCCCCACTGTTACCATTACCTAGTGTTTTAATTTCTGCGAGACGTTGTTTTTGGCGGTCTACCGCCTTTTGCGAGGCCTTTCTCATCGTAGTTGTGCAAACATTGCTTTGGTTTCCTCTATCTGCTCGTCGGTCACTTCGTATAATGACTTTTCCCCGGTGACACAAACTTCATGGTGATGACGAGTAAATGCGTATGATCTACACACGTCACAGATCCTAGTATCCTTTGTTGGTCTATGGGCTGGCTCTAGCTTTATCTCGTCGAGCAACTCCTTGAACTCGCCCAAGGTAGGCGCAAACTTCTTAAACTTGTGAACGACCTCCAAGGTTGCTTTGTTCATCAACGCCTGATCGTAGTCCTTGAGGTATGACCACCACATCTTTTTAGTAGATGCGATGTCCTCATTGGAGGTGTCATTCAGGAACGACGGATAGTTCAATCTCATCACGCCAAACAACTGATTTATGTGCGACTTATCTAGCTCCTCACCAGTCCGTACTTGTGGCGATCTTCGTTGCGCTGTGACGGCGTTGCTGACGATTCTTGTGCTCATATATTGTCTTCCATCCATTGCTGTTTGCCTCCTCGAATAATGTTTTTATGTCTTCCCCGTTCTGAGAAAATTCCTCTGCCCTGCTCGCCAAAGTCGCCAGTGCCCTTGCGGTATTGTTGGCCTTTAACTTTACCCTAGTCTTCAAGAATTCATTCCATAACTGCCTATCAACCCCCAGTGCGGTAACGCGCTGGAAGATAGCTTTTATCTTTCTCTTTTCTGTATCTGCTTCTGTATCTGTATCTGTATCTTGGGTCGTCACCTTAGCGTTTTGGTGACGTTTTGGTTCCGTCACGCTTTTGCTAACCTTTTGTTTTTCCCTGTATTTTCTCTGACGTTCTTTGCTGGAATCCGACTTGTATTGTCGTTCTTCCCACTTGATGACATCCCAATTCTTATCAACCAAATTAACGTCTTTAAGACGCTTCTTTAGCTCATCAAGGGCGGGTAGTTGTAAGCCTAATTTGACTGCCAACGATCTGTTGACAAACTCTGCATCTGCGTTCTCAAAGATGCCTGATTGCTTGCACGCCATAATTGCTATGAAATGCCATCGATCCTCGAATGCAAGTAGCCGCATCTTGTGGTTATCGACAATATTCGTGTATACTCTGAACCAAGGTAAACCATCTGACATAACTGCTCCGTTTTGTTCCTTCGTTGCCTTTGCTTCCTGTTCCGAAGAAGCTATTAGCCCCCTTAATTGGGGGCTTTTTTTCACCGCTCCCAAATGGTCTTGGTATTGACCGACTCGATACGATCAATCTCAAAATCATCGGAACAATGTACCCAAGTCTCTCGACAGTTAGCCCAGTACCAGACCTTTTGCCTGGAGCACCCCATCAGCCTAGCGACATCGCTAAACGACTTGCCTGATTCTTCGCAAAAGAATGTCAATTGCATCTTATTCATAAGTCCCTCCATTTGTTCCTGCGAATTATAAGCACAAAAAACTTGTCTCGTAAAGTCTTGACAATGCTTTTTGTAAAATATATATTTAACGGGCATTAACAAAACGGAGAAAACAATGCGTATAGAAAAAGGTGTTCCATACCCGAAGCCAGTACCGACAAGTAGGATTGACTATTCAGTTCTTGATGACATGGAGGTCAATGATTCTGTGTACTGCGAAAGTCAAAACGTAGAAATTTGGCGGTACATGAAGAACAAAGGTTGGACTGTTGCCTCGAAGTATTATCAAGTGGAAGGAAAGCGCCACATGCGAACTTGGAGGATGTCATGAGCGACAGCAAAGCGCATAACGTGTTTAGAAACCTTGCCTCAATTGATGTCAACAAGCACACATCCAAGAAGGGTAAATTTACATACCTAAGTTGGACATGGGCATGGGCGACCTTGATGGAGGAATACCCAGAATCAACCTATGAATTCCTGCCGAACGAGATCCATAACGACGAGTCAGTAACTGTACACTGTACTGTGACGGTTGAAGGCATCAGCAGAACGATGTGGCTTGCTGTAATGGATAACAACAACCGCGCCATCAAGAACCCGTCATCTACCGACATTGCGAACAACAAGATGCGTTGTTTAGTCAAAGCGTTGGCGATGTTTGGTCTAGGGCATTATATCTATGCAGGGGAATCAATGCCTGAAGTTGACTTGTACTCAGAGCTTCATCTTGTCCTTAAAAGCGGCAGTTCTTTAGATCTTCTTGATCATTTGGACCGGCTGTCTGATACAGAGCAAGCAGAGGCCTTTAACGGCGCTCCTAAAGGCCAGAAGCAAGCGTTTAAAGACCAAGTAAGGGTTGCTACCAAGGCTGCTCACGACGCCTTAGACGGCATTACAGCAGACCTAAGGGAGCTGATGAAAGATGATGATAAATCGGGTCTTGACGAGGTGTGGGATGACACCACACCGTTGCAGAAAAAACTTATTGGTGCTCGGTTTACGGCAGCAGAAAAACATGCCTTCAAAGCTATTAGAGCTGCTGGAGATGTTGAGGCCACAGAAGGCGTTATCCATTATTTAGAAAAGAAAGGAGAGTAAAATGAGTACAGTTGGAATTAGTTTGTCAATCGACGTTACAAAGCTCAGAAAAGAGCGGCTTTATAAAGGGAAGAAAGGCACTTATGCCGATCTAACTGTCTTCGTCAATAGCGATAAAGATGATTACGGCAAGAACGGCGGCATCATGGAGTCGTTGTCCCAAGAAGAGAGGGACTCTGGCGCTGATAAAAACTGGCTAGGGGATGCTAAGGTCTTCTGGAGCGACTCAGACGAGTTTAAGCAAGCTCCTAAGCAGGATGCGGCACCAGCTCATCATAAGCCAGCTACAGATGAGTTTGACGATGACATTCCTTTTTAAGCCGTCTTGCGGTTATTGCGGAAAGCCTGTTAGGAGAGATTTCAAAATCTGTTCGAGATGCAGGGAAAAGAAACGAAGAAGCCCAGCAGACCTGTCAATGTCCGCTAACGCTAATAAATGGCTCCAAAGGAGTTGGGGGTGATTATTCAAGGAATCGAACCTTGATACGACCGTGAGGGAAGGAGGGGAATCGTAGGCCCAGCCATAATCAATTTGGTAGGGCTTGCGAAACCCGTTTTAACTGTCTCTATGCACCGCGTTTTTTTTCTCATATGACCTCATTGCTCCTAATCCTAGCATACCCATCAGCACAGGCATCATGGTTTCTAGGGGGACTAAAGGTATAACTATGTTTATACCTAACAAGGCCAAGACAAAGTTGCTAAATGGGATAGTAATAAAGTTCCCAAACATTCCTAAAACGCAAACCCAACCCACTGCGGGTCGCCATCCGGACACAAACAGCGACTTGTGGGCTGCTTCAACCTGATTAATAGCCATCTGCCCTTTAGCAAGCTCCTGAGCGTGTTGATCGGCCATTGTGGCGAGATCATGCGCCAGTCTAGCCTTCTGGTCTTTGTCCTCAATAAACTTGTCCAGCAACCCTGTAACTGGGCCTATAAGAGCCTGTATCACTGCTTGGCCTTGCCGACATTAAGTGCGAACATTTCCAGCACCTTGTAAATCTTGCCTATGACGGCATCGTCTTTAGGTGTAGGGGTTACTGCACAAATTGCGCTAGCGAGGGCCACCAACATTGTCGCTATCTCTAAGTATTCCAGCATATTGTTCTCCAATTTCGCAAGCCGTTACTATCTTGCCGTAGTTTAGTTTTTCCGCCGCCACTTCACACTGTTCTAGGGTGTCAAACTCTATCCGATCAGGAGACACCCAGCTCCCAATCATGATAATTAAAATAACCTTCATTTGTTTGTTTTTATGTCCTCTACTTCGTTCTCTAGGTATTCCAGCCTAATTTCTTGTGCGTAGTTGGTTCTTATTGACTCTTGAACTTCCGCAGGAGGTGCCCAGTTGTTCCTGAAATCGGTATTGAGGCCAACAACCTTTTCCAGCGCAGAAATCTGGCTGTTCTGCAATAGATCATCAGGTAACGCGCCTAACTCACCTCTAGGCCACTTAACACGAAACTCTGAGTTCATCTTCAGATCCACTTCAAGAATCGTCATCTGACGTTCTAGGACGCTGATACGGTTAGTCACTTCGGTGTACGCAAAAACGGCAACTACTACGCCAGCAATAATGGCCACTAAGTTCCGAATCGGAATCTCTATGGTCGTGTTGTCGTTTATTTCAGGCATTACTTGCGAATCAGCTCGTTGATCGCCTTCCAAGCCTCTACCATTTTAGATTCCAGCACTTCCAGCCGGTTCAGAATCTTGCCTATTGTCAGCACTAAGATAAATATTCCCGCAGC